CTCCGGTAGCGCCTGCAGCTCCGGTAGCGCCTGCAGCTCCGGCAGCGCCTGTGTCTCCAGTAGCGCCTGCAGCTCCGGTAGCGCCTGTTAGGCCGGTATCTCCTTGCTCTCCGGCAGCTCCAATGGCTCCGATTAGACCTGTGTCTCCAGTAGCGCCCGCAGCTCCGGTAGCGCCTGTTAGGCCTATGTCTCCTGTGTCTCCAGTAGCGCCTGCAGCTCCGACAGCGCCTGTTAGGCCGGTATCTCCTTGCTCTCCAGTAGCTCCGGCAGCGCCTACAGCCCCAATGAGTCCTGTGTCTCCAGTAGCGCCTGCAGCTCCGGTAGCGCCTGTTAGGCCGGTATCTCCTGTGTCTCCAGTAGCGCCTGCAGCTCCGGCAACGCCTGCTGCTATAACACCTGTAAGTATTATATTTCCGAGGGAGTCAACTGCTGTCTCAGAAACCACGTTACCGTCTGAGTCTACTATTGAGTCAGTGTTTCCTGTAGTAGTTGTATTTCCCTGGCTGTACGTATCTCCCACAACAAAGCTGCTTTCGTTGCCTCTCATGTCGATAGTCTGTGTTCTACCGTCAGCGTGTTCAAATACTCCGTTGCCTTTGTATGTCCAGAGATGCTCATCGTCTATAGCTATAGAAGTGTCGTCGCCCTCGGCACCAGAGGAAGAGGAAGAGGAAGTGTCGGAGGCGTCGCTAGCAGAAGAGGAAGTGTCTACGACAGTGGTTGCGCCCTCAGCAGCAGAATCGATACTTGCGTCTATGGCGTCGCTCACGGAGCTGCTTATGCTACTGGTATCGCCTGTTAAATCTCCTTCGTCAATTACTGAGCTGTCGGAGCTGGCGGAGGACGCACTGTCGTCTGTGGACGAGTCGTCTGTGGACGAGCCAGTGTCTGAGGTGGATGAAGAACCGTCGGTATCAACGTCCGTGGCCTCGGGCCATTCTCGTGTGGATACTAGGCCGTCTGCGTCAGTGGCTAAGTCTAATCCTCCGTTGGCTGCTGTAACGGTATCGGCTGTGTGAGTGGTCGTAACTCCATAGCCTTCGTATACGCTATTTACAGCCGCTGCTATGTCCTCGTTGCTATATCCATACAACTGACCTGCTTCCCCCACGGCCTGCGCTTCCAGCCTGGCCTTCTCTTGTATGTTTATAAGGCCATCTTCATACTTCTGTGCTATCGCGGCATTGTTAGTGTCTATGTAGGCTGCAGCGGCATCGAAGTTGTCGGCTGCAGTGTTAGTGTCCAGGTCTGTAGCTATGTTGCTTACGTAGCCTGGGGCGATTGCCTGTACTTTAGCTATGGTCGCTGCGTCGCCGGTTGCAACGGCATCGGTAGCAATCTGGGTGTACATCTGGTCAAAGCCTTCCAGGCCCGCCATCGTAAACTCACTGTCAGTGGAACCGTTAGGAGTGCCGCCGGCGTCCATAATAAGGCCGTTGTACGTGCTTAGCGCCTGTGCTACCTGCTCCTCAGGGGTCAGCGGGATATAGGTAGACCCTCCACCGAAGATGGAGTCGAAGAGAGAATCAAAAGCCGCTGTCCAAAGAGAGTTAAGGACTGTCTGTAAAATTATACCGGCTGTAACGGGGTCCATCTTCTATTCCTTAATCTTATATGTACGTATTTTACCGCCAGTGTATACGTCTCTACAGGCTATCTTTACTGCTTCCTTAGCCGTTGCTCCTGCATCCATTGCTCCCATAGCAAAAGCAGCTCCTGAGCCTATGGCGTATGCTGTCTCGGGGGATATTCTCATTTTCCAGAAGCCGTCTTCTACCAGGCCCCCATAATATATAGCCTTGCCGTCTATAATTAAGAAGTCTGCACACGGCTTACCTTCTATCTCTTCAATAATATCGTCGCCGTCAAAGTAACACTTCATTACTTGCTCGTCGTCTGATACGTTGCCTGCTATAAAGAACTGAACCTTTGACATCTCCCTTCGCTTAATAAAGGAGTCATCAAGTACTACATCGCCTTGTGTAAGCCTAGAATCGCTAGCTACTATGCCGTCCTTTACAGCTATTGTTGTCATAGGGCTTCCCTAGTCACAAATCTCCGCTAAGGATTTCCAGTCTTCAGGTGTGTAGTTACTCGTATCTGTCTTACCAGCGTCGATCATAATCCCACTGCCACCGATTCCTGGAAAGGGGCTAGTTGAGCCTTTGACACAAGCCAGTGCGTTCTCACCAGGCTCGACGCCCAGGGAGTTGATCTGAGAGCACCCAGCCAGCAATACTGCTAATGCTAAAGCTGATATGCTTCTCGTGTTTAATCTGCTCATCTGAACATTCCTTTAATTGATTGAAAACCGCGAACTGGGAGCCACATGCTCCAGCGGCCTATAAAGCTCACTCCACAGGACGTGAGAGCCTCTCTAAAGACTTCGTCAGCTTGACGTTGACTAATGCCCATACTCTCTTGTACTCCTTTACTACAGAGCCAGTCGTGGACTACAGCGGCCTTTCTGTTCTTAGCGTTAGCTACTGGGACTAACCAGCGCATTACTCTTGGTACACTAGCCAGGTCTGTAACGTACCCAGTTGGGACGATTACTACCCTGTCTAGTGTTTCCGAGTTATATCTAAAAGGTTCTAGCAGCTTCCAGCCGGCGCGGACCACTTCCATCTTCAGAGTATTCTCGAAGCTACTCATCATGGTCTTTTAAGACCGCGACATCCACCTCCAATACAGATATACGAGCTGTGTTGTTGCTTACAGCCTCTTCTATCTCTGCGTGTCCAAGCATGTGGCTAGTAAGTAGAGCTGTGTTGACTGCTATGTCTGTGGAGATACTTTGGGTAGCCGCTATCAAACCACACAGAGCAGCAGTGAAGATGCCCAACATCATCTTTGTTACTGTGTCGTTCATCTTAATTATCCTTGCAAGTTATGGATAAAATTAGAGAGTGGCTTGCAGTTCTTCTATTCGCGCTTCCAGCCTCTCGATTTCGGCTTGTGTGGGATCGACCCAGCCATCAACCTCTGTCCACGTTGTGCCATCGAAGTTATAACGATTACCCCTCCAATCGGCAGGAGCCGTTGCCCCTTCATGGACGGTTGCATTGGACGAGTTCATATCACCAATATCGAAATCGTGACCCCCGTTATCCCGCACCTGAATCCTGTCTGCTGCTGGCGTAACTGTTACGCTGTCATCCAGCACATACGGACATCGGTTGTCCCCATTAAAAACTATTGCTTTACTCATTATGAATCTCCGTTTAAAAGAAGTGCTGTTGTTGAAATTGCTAATCCTGCTTTAACTGATGGTGTCCCTGCTGAAGTGGCAAAGGTTCCATCAGCCTGAACGTAATAACTTGAGGCTGTAACGAAAGATGTTGTAGGGGTATAGATAACCGCCTGACCGTCCGATGTGGCGGCATCTTTATAAGTAAAAACTGTTCTGTCTGCGTTTGAGTCATAAGCAGTGGCGATGTTATTGGCATTATTAGGGTCAGTAAAATTAAGAGATGTAGCAAACGATATGCTTGTTCCTGATACTGTTCCTGCAATAGCCCAGCCATCAAACGTAGTTACTGCTTCAACGAACGTCACTATGGTTTTATTGGAGGAAGAATCAAATGCAGCCGATTTCACGGATGTACTGGTACCTACCATCTCTGCTTCTGCACCATACGATATGCTGGTTCCGCTAACCGTCCCGACTATAGCGTTTGCTGCACCACTGATTCCATAGGCAATTACTACTTTATTAGCGGCTGTATCGTAAACAGCCCCACCCGGATCGGCGCCGGCACCTTTAAAAATAACATCAGCACCGATTGAAATACTTGTCCCAGTTACCGTACAGACATTGGAAGTTCCATAGTCTGAATTACCAACGTGTTTATATGCGAGAACCGTTTTATTTTCATCAGGGTCATAAACTACGTGGTGGAGGCTTGTCTGGTTAGTTTGGAAAGTGGCCTCCGCACCGAAAGAAATACCTGTTCCACTTACTGTCCCCACAACTGCGGTTCCGTAGTCTGAATTACCGTCATCCCTGAATGCCACTACTACCTTGTTTGCAGTTGAATCAAAACCAATCCCTATGTTGGTGGTAGAGGCAGCATTAAAATCAGCCTCCGTACCAAATGATATGCTAGTCCCACTAACCGTACCTACAATAGCTGTCCCGTAATAGGAATTACCCGCATCTCTATAGACAGTTACAGTCTTATTAGCATCTGAGTCAAAAGCTGCTGCTATATAACTTGAATTGGCACTATTAAACACAACGGGGGTTCCCCAAGTGCTTGTCATGCCACTTACTGTCCCAACAGCAGCCGTACCATAGTTAGAATTTGCGGTGTCATCATAAAACGCTACAATCTTATTAGCATTTGAGTCGAAAACAGAGGCATTGTAAGTGATATTGCCGGATTCAAACTGTACGGGAGTACCCGCATTAGCACTTTCTGAAGCATTTCCTAATCCTGTTTTCGTTCCACCCTGCACCACAATAACACCTGATGCAGAAGCGGAAATGGCTTCGTCTGCGATACCAAGGAAATTGGATGCGGTGAGGTTTGTTATATCCGCTCCCGTGGTAAACATTGACGCATCACCAGTTTCACCACTTCCATCGTCTGAGTCATCAAGATAGGCCACGAGAACTTTGCCGTTATCTGGGTCATAGGTACAAGAGTTTTGACTCGTATCTTTTGCCATTGAGAGATTGGAATCAAAAGTTAAAGTTGTTCCCGAAAGGCTGGCGGAAGTCATATAAGAGATGGGTGTACCCGGAAGCGTATCTCTAAAAGCAATAACAGTTTTGCTTGCTGTCAAGTCATAGGTGATACCTATTGATTCTGCTATTCCGGTCATGAAAGTAGCGGCAGTGCCAAAGGATATGGAAGTCCCAGAAACAGTACCCACTATTCCTTTACCGTCATTGCTGTCACCGTGATCACGGTAGGCAATAACAGTTTTATCTTGGTTTGGGTCATAAGAACAAACTGCTGAAGATGTTATGGCGCTTTCAAAGACCACAGGAGTTCCAAACGATATGGTTGTCCCTGATACAGTGCCTACATTTGAATAACCATAGTCACTTGTATCATTATCCCTATAAGAGGTAACGACCTTATTAGCCGTACTGTCGTAAGTTAATGAGTGGTCGTACACGGTTACGCTATTGCTTGAAAGAGTGGCTACCGCACCCCAAGATAGCGTCCCAGATATAGTACCGACCTGTGAATAGCCCGTATAAGGCCAGTCATTTCTATAAAGCACTACTACTTTCTGGGCGTTTGCGTCATAGACAAGACCGCCTATACTGGATATAGCCGTTGAGGTAAACACCACGATTGTTGCAAACGATATGTCAGTTCCCGATATAGTGCCTACCGCGCTCCTGCCATAGTTAGCGCCAACGCTATCGTGAAACACTACCACCATCTTTCCAGCACTAACATCGTAAGCTATCGCTGCTCCATCCCCTGCTGTGGCATTTATCTCAACCGGAGTCCCATAAGATATGGTCGTACCCGAAACTGTAGCCACAACAGCGTTCCACGTTAGAGCGGTTGCCTTCCTGTAAACAATAACAAATTTATCATTAACCGTATCATAAGCCGCACATACGTCATAAACCCTAAGCGCCACAAACTCCGCACTACTACCAAGCGCCGCTACAACAGTGGTTTCCGCTACCTGAGTAACCGTACCCGCAGTTTCCAAGATCACCGGCTTATTTATAGCAATCCCCGATCCGCTGTCGGTAGCGGTTATGCTCTTTGCCGAGGCTCCCGCTGGGAGCAGATCAGATAAATTGCTCATGACTGATACGCCAGATCGATTGAGGTAGCCGACAATGCGCGGCCTAACTTGACCGCAGGGCTGGTAGTGACGGTGCTTATGGTTCCATCCGTCTGCGCGTAATAATCAGTCCCCGGAGTCAGGCTCGTTAGACCATTGACCGCAATACCGCCCTTGACGGTTATGTTGCCACTGGCTGTGTCGGAGATAGCCGCATCGGAAATGCCTAGAAGAGCAGCAGCGGTGAGGTTGGTGCTGCCTACGAAGTTTACAATTCCAAACCCTTGATAAGTAGCAGCGGCTGTTCCGTAAGAAATAACATTTTTGGCCTGCCCCGAATCGTAAGTGACAAAATTACCCCCGTACATCCCACCGGTATTATAGGTAGTGTTACTACCGAAGCTAATGCTTGTACCAGAAACGGTTCCTCCAATTACCTTTCCTTTGTCACTATCCGAAGAATCCTCATAAATGACAGCTACTGTTCCGCCGGACACTTGAAAACAAGTAGATACTTTAGTGACACTATTAGAGGTAAAAACCACTTCCGTACCAAAAGAAATGTCTGTACCAGATATTGTCCCGACAACAGTAGTACCTGCACTTGAATTGCCTAAATCCCTAAAAGAATACACAACTTTTTGAGCAGCAGAATCATAGGCTCCAACGTGGTTCTCTAGATCATCTGTCGTAAACGTGATAATCGTACCAAAACTTATAGTCGTACCGCTGACAGTCCCTACAACCGCCTTTCCGTCACCCAAGGTCGCGTTCTGGTACACGATTGATATTTTCTGGGCATTAGCATCATAAACCTGATTTGGGTATTGAGAAAAAACAGAATCATAAGTAACCTCTGTTCCAAAGCTAATATCTGTTCCGCTAACTGTGCCGACTATTGCTTTTCCGTAATTTGAATCACCACCATCTTTGTAAGCAATCACTGTTCTATTAGCGTTTGCATCATAGACGCAGTTTGTATGGCCTGCGCCGCTGGCCTTAAAAGTTACTTCTGTTCCAAAGCCGATGGACGTACCACTGACCGTGCCAACCATTGCTTTCCCTACCCCACTCTCATCCCAACTTACAACGATTTTCTGTGCTGTTGAGTCATAACTGCTAGAAATCCACTCTGATGCCGTACTGTTCGCAACAACTACAGTCCCAAAAGAAATGGAAGTACCAGACACCGTAGCTACCGCTGCACTCAAATAAGAACTGGTTCCCTTATAAAAAACAACTACTTTGGCAGCGTTGCTATCGTAAGAAGAATTTATATAATTCGGGTATACAGTAGTCGCGGTGAATGCCACGGCTGATCCTAGAGCGTCAGACGAGCCACTTACCGGAGTAACCGTACCCGCGCTATTCAGGATCACAGGCTTACCCGCCGCACTAATAGAACCGTCGGCAACAAAGCTAACTTGTTTACCCGCGCCCGCAGGAAAAAGATCGCTAAGACTCGTCATCCTGTATAATCCTTGATGTTAATCTGGGTTGCCGAGAGAGCTTTGCCGAGTAGCTGTCCACCATCGGATGTGGTTATCGTTCCATCGGTCTGCGCGTAATAGTCCGAGGCAATCGTAAGGCCAGTTTGAACTTCGTTACGACTACCCCATGTATTGATCGTTCCGGTAGCAGTATCCAGAATAGCTCCTGAAGCTATGCCCAAGAGATTGGATGCGGTGAGGTTTGTACTACCGGGGGTAAAACAGTTTGCGGTTGCATAATCACTGTCAGACGCATTCGAATAAAAAAGAACAGCTTTATTAGAGGTTTGATCCCATACAATAGAATTATTGCTATATCTACCCGCACCTACTTCAGTCGTTGCTCCTTTCGTAACTGTAGTCCCTGAATAAGTAAGCTCAGTAACCCACCCACTGCCACCATCCCTAAAAAAATAAAGTGCCTGAGTGGCACTGTTTCCCCACCCCATTGCAGGTGTATTACCACTTACATCCTCAATAGCTGTGGTTGCATTAAGTGTAAGAGTCGTTCCTGATACTGTAACTATTCTGGCAACCTGACTGTCCGCAGCCGCTCCGGGTGGATGATACGCCATCATATATGTCGATTCGGGTGAAGTATGACCATTCCAATATCCACTGGCTAAATCATTATGATAAGACGTACCTCCCGTTAGTTGAGTAATTACCCCTGCCGTAATCGTAGTACCGCTCACAGTGCCAGCGACAAATTCCATCGTAGTAACAACAGCTTGTCCAAGCTGGCAAAGAAACTCATCGACCTTCCCGCTTGCTACACGAGGCTGGTAACAAGTAGCGGGATTTATTTGCACTGCAGTACCCAGCGTTACAACACTCGCAGAAACACTCACTACTTGTGCTTTGGATACTGTAATCACTGAATTCGTAAATCCATTCACTATAATCATTTTAGAAGGCGCTAAATTAGCCATAGCCCCGGTTCCGTGATCATCGCCACTAAAAGTCGCTAGTTCTGTCCCTAGAGTAAACGTAGTACCACTAAGAGAAGCTGCTACTACATAGCCATACGCTGTGGCGCCAGTTGTTATATAGTGAAAAACAACCCTGTCTTGAGTGCTGTCATACTCACAGACATTTAGAGAGGCGCCACTTGATTTTAATACCAGTGGAGTACTTAACGTGACTGTCGTACCGGAGGTTGTTGCAACGGCACATGAAGGATAATATGACCACGCATTGTTAAATGAAACTACTACTACTCCCTCAGACGCGTGGTAACACGCTCCCGCCTCCCATCCACTTCTTGCACTTCCGGGGGCAGCGCCTTCAGTTCCCAAAGCGGCAGCGGTTCCTACAATCTCCGCAGCCTTACCCGCCGCCGTCAGGATGACAGGCTTACCGGAGGCTATCCCCCCGTCAGCCACAAAGTCCGTATTGTTCTGACCCCCTCCTGCAGGAATCAGATCAGAGAGGTTACTCATCTAAACGCTCCAGCCGATTGTCCCGTCGATGTAGGTCATTACAACCTCTGCCCAGTTCTTATCAAAAGTCAGGTCAGTAGAAGAACTGGCTATCTTTGAACCAGCTCGACCAACTGTGAATGCAGTAGTTGCCGCCGCTCCGGTTCCATCCTTGATTGTTACCGTATCCCCCGCAGTTGGTGAGCTAGGCAGAGTAATGGTGATACTCCCAGCCGTAGCAATAATGTAATCCCGATTAACAGCCGTATACCCAACACCTTTTCTCAGGGGTGTAATAGCTCCTGAGCCGCCGTTGGCAAACGGTAATACGCCTGAAACATTGGCTGTAAGACTGCAATAAGTGGTGGAAGTGGAGTTTGTTCCACCGTTGGCAATGGGGAGAGTTCCTGTAACTCCCGTAGTCAACGGAAGTCCTGTCAGGTTAGTAGCTGTGCCACTTGATGGCGTACCAAGAACTGGGGTTACTAGCGTAGGACTTGTAGCAAAAGCTAATGCACCTGATCCGGTTTCATCTGTAACAGCACTGGCAAGGTTGGCTGAAGAAGATGTTGCAAGGAAGGTGGCAACGCCTGTTGCAAGGCCAGTGATGCTACCAACTGCAACTGATCCAACAACCACCGCAGTACCATCCTGCTTAAATACTGATACTCGGATAACACCAGCTAAATCTTTGACCGCATAAATCCTATCGCCAGCAGCACAGGTATAACTCACGCCACCATTGATGTTCATTGTCGTTGCGTGATAAGTCAGAGGCCACGCAGCAGAAGGCAGCAGTATCATCTGCTGACCCGCATTCATTGTGAGGCTTGTAGCTGTCGCTGTGCCGGTAATGACTACTACGTTACCCGTAGCAGCAGTGAGGTCGGTAGCCGTTGCCGAGGCTATATCAGCACCAGTAGTTTCGGCTAATGCGTCAATGGCCTGTTTTACACGCAGGGGTGAGAAAATCTTGCCTGTTGTTACGGTTCCGGCTTCTGCTTCTGCCTGTGTTGCAAGGTCATAAGCACCGGAAACTGAAATAAAGTCCAGAGTACCTGCCCCATTCGTAGCCAGGACAGTGGAAGGAGAACCATCAGAAGATGGATAAACCAATCCGTTTAGGTTGCCGGTGACGTTTCCGGTGACGTTTCCGGTGACGTTTCCGGTGACATTTCCGATGACGTTTCCGGTTAGACCCGCTGAATTAAAGCGGGCTACCTCGGCGGCTGTAGCGCCATTTGTCATTACGTTGAAGGCCAGGGCGAAGTCTTCGACTCCTGCTCCTACGTCTGTGGTTACTGCTCGTATGCTAGCCCCAATCTCATTGTTGGATGCTGCGGTCTCTGCTACGAAGTTTAGACCCACGCCAATGCCCGCTCCAGGTGTTCCTGAAGTTGTATGTGTTAGGGTAAAGGGGGTTATGACGGCTGCGTTATTCGCATCGTCTATTGTAGTAGCCAGAGTTGCTGTTGTTACTGAGCCTGTGAATGTAGGAGAAGCTCCTTCAATCTTAGTAGCAATAGCAGTTGATATGTCGTCAAATTCTGTGTTGAGTTCTGTTCCGTTTACAACCTTAGACGGGTTGCCGGACAGTAGTGCATCCTTTGATGCAAAATTAGTTGTCTTGCTATAATTACTCATAGTTGTATCCGGTCAATAATAATAAGTAAAGCTGGCGGAGCCCCTAAGAACTCCGCCAGCAGTATTGCTTATACAACTACTTCCTACGTGCCGTGTACCGCAAGAACAAACGCGCTAGTGGGGCGATAGGTTTTAACACCGTACAGACGGTCAGAAGTAAACAAGTTGGCAAGCCATTCTTGCTTGTACTGAGTCTGTGAACGAACGCCTACCTGCTCGACCAGGATGAAGGAATCCTTATGAGCAAGAATAGTACCCCGAACATCGTCACCGGCTGAGTTAGCAGCGGCAGTCTCGATTACAGGTACGTTAGTGGAAACAAAGAATTCGCAACCATAGATGTTGCCAATGCTACCAGTTCCAACAGGCTTGTTGTTGACAAAGTCGGATGAGCTGAATCGCTCAATTCCAAGCATGTCATTTTTAGCTACTGGTGGAATGACCCAGAACCTCTCGGTCATAGGAACGTCAGCGTCATCTTGCTTCTGCAACATGCCACGGATAACGAGGTCAGAAATATCATCGGCAGCAGCAACAGTATCGTCTGCCATCAATGAGATAGAAGTCCCAGCATTAGAATAGAACGAGCCAGAGTGAACCCAATCAGAGGCGTCACCGTCTCCAACAGATTTACCCAATGCAAGAAGCGCGTTGTCTACGTTAGTTGCTAACGCATAGCCGGCGTCATCTGTGAAGAATCGACGCATAGACTCTAGAGCCTGTGTTGCGGTAATATCTTCAATCATGCGCGAGTATTCAAAATGCTGATCAATAACAATGGACAGTTTAGGGTCAGTGTTATTTTGAACTGTAACCGCAGTGTTCTCAGCTTTGGCAGTTGCCGTGCCTCGAACTGGCTGTGGTACATAGATGGTATCGCCTTTCTTGCCAGAAAAGGCCATAGTTCTGACGTTAGCCGCCATTACCTGGTTGGATTTGTATGCAGCGATTACTTCGTCGCTCCAGATTTTAGGAATGAACGCTGCCGCGCTCGTGTTATCTACAATGCCGCCTGTTGCGGGAAATACTGATGTTGCCACTGGACTTCTCCAAAGTTATGATTTAGATAACCCTGTCCTCTGCGTATGCCGCCATTATTTCAGGCTGTAACTGTGAATACCGAGCAGGGTCATTCATTTTGAGTTTTATTAAGTCTGCACGTCGGAATACCTTTTTAGTCTCCTGCGAATTACCTGAGATAGCTCCAGTAGATGCCTGTTGCGCCTGCTGCCCTTTATCGACAATAGCACTAAGGTCTGTGATAGAGCCTGGCTTAGTGTCTTTATACTCACTAAGTAGCTCTGACATAGACTCGACATTGTTAGTCTGGTTAGCGTCCCGTAATGCCCTGGAACGTGACTTACTTCCCTGTATCCATTTTACAAACTCAGCGTCGGATATGACTTCAGCCGTGTCTGGATGTGCCTCCAACAAGCGTGTTTGCGCTTCCTGGTTGGCGATAGTTTGGTCAGCGTTCTTGGCTATTTCGTTAGCTCTAAGTATACTCGGGTGATTCTCAATGGCCCTTGACATTGCTGCTTCTGGGTCATCTAGGAAGGTAATTGGGTCTTCTTCCGTTGTTATCTCTTTAGTAGAGTTAGACTGTGTAACAATGAAGTCATCAACGATCTTACGCAAGTCCCCAACTTCTGAGGACTGCCTACCCGCTAAACTCTCAGCATTCTGGTGCATCTGAATGATGTCCTGAATACTTTTTCCTTTGTACTTAGCGGGTACGTCGTCTACTCCTGGCTCAGGTTGTGCCCCCTTTTCAGGAGGCTCCTCAACCGGCGATACTGCTTCTGCTAACGTTGCAGGGGCCTCAGCCGTGTCTGCTTTGTCTTCTACTGGGGTGTCAATTATCGATGCTGACATAATAAAGGTTCCGTGACTCAAAGTCATTATGGAGGAGTGAAAGCTACTTAGCCACGTCCCAGGCTGCATCAGCCCCGTGGTTATCTATAGCCTTACGTTCGATCTTCATCCGCTGTTCTCTATTCTTAACCCACTTATTGGTTGCCTTAGGAAAGGAACCGCTAATGGGGTCAAGACTGGAGCGTACTGGGCTGATGATACGGGATGCTGGTTTACCACACTGCCTGCATGTACTCTTTTCGACTTTGTCGTCTACGAATTGCTCGGTGACGTGTCCATCGGTACATTTGAAGTCGAAGAGTCTTCTCATAAGAAGACATCTCCGTCTGCGTCCTGGTGTGGTTCCTGTTCCCTTTTGTAATCAGTTTCTAGCATGTCAATGTTGTCTGACAAGTTCTGCAGAGTTCTGATTACGTTGATTTGACCCTTTCGGAAGAACAGGTCTTCTGCTGAGGTCGTTCTCTCTGCGGAATCAATAGATTCCATTTGTTCGGTTAGTTCTGAAATTAGAATCTGGAAGTTCTTATCGTTCCAAAGAGATTTCATTGAATCGAAATACTGTTCTAGCTTCTCGTCTATCATCTGTTTCTCCGTACCGGACAGAATAGTTTGTGAGTATAACACGTATGGGTCTATATGTCAAGCCTTTTCTAGTATATCTTTGATCTTACCAGGCTTCTTAGGGTCTGGTTTTACTGCTTTATCTTCTAAGTCTTTGATTCTTCTCGCTAACCTAGAAAACTCAGCGTTAACTTCCTCTTGAAGACGCTGTAAATCTGTTCCTGATACTATCATGCCATAACTCATAGGGGATTACCTTATCTATTTAAATGGTTTAAAACGGGGGAGCTCCGGTGCTGTTGGCGGTTGTTGAGGCTGTTGCGGCTTCCTAGCCACAGCTTTCTCCTGTTTAACCTCCAAAGATCGTTCTTTGAGCTGCCTATCTAGTATCTGCATACGGCGGTCGAAGTTCTTGTCGTCTTCGTCGTCCATCATAGCCGCTACTTTTAGCTGCTCGGTTTCTAGCTTAACTGGGACGGCTCTCATCTCAGCGTTGTACTTCTCAGCTCTTGCCTGGCTCTCAGCCGCCTGACCGTTAAGTGCTGCGGTCTGGCTAGCCTGGAATGCCATTTGAGCTTGTCGTAGTTCTTCATTTGCCTGTTGCTGCTCAGGATTAGGCTGATTAGCTTGCTTCATCAAAGCAATGATCTCTTCTTTATTAGATACGTTCATGTGATCGACGATGGCCTCTATCAGGGCTGGTTTGAGGGGTGAGTCGTCGCCGACGGTCTGTAGTATCTGACCAAGCTGTGCGACCTCATATTCTCTAGCTACGATACCCAGGTTGCCCTTCACAATGAACTTATAGTCCTTTGCGGGGAACTTCTCAGGCTCGTACTGCATGTATCGCCAGGCTACTTTGCAGATGAAGGGTACAAGGAAGGCTTCTTCGAAGTTAAGCTGTGTACGCTTGTGGCGCTTCAGGACACTGCCCTTAGACATGGACATAGCTGCAGCGCCTTGGTCGGCGTTGATGTTGCCAGGGGAGATGTCGATAGCGCCTGTGGCGTTCTGCACCATAGTCATCAAGGACTGTGCTTGTGGGAAGGTGATCTGTGAGACTTCACCGAACTTGAAAGGATGTAGCACCTCCTTAGGGCTTCCGTTAGTAAGAATCATCTTACCAGGGG